ACTTCTTTTCTTTTGCAAGCCCCAACTTGATGTAGTGCAGCACCTGTGCAGCCAGCGTCCTGGTGTGGCGCTGCGCGTGCTTGCGAATCTCCTGCTCCACATCCGCTGGCAGGCGAATGGTCATGTAACGGTCTTTGGTTTGTTCACTCATAACGTGTCCTTGTTTTGGTTAAAAAAGGCAGTGATCTGCTTTTTTGCATCATCAGCCCCCTTGCACACTTTAGCACAATAACCCACTTCCTCAAGATACTTGATCCAATCCTTCTGATCTGCACTGAGCACGCCACCCTTGATGCGCTTCATCTCCACCCACAAGCGCCAGGCTGGAATGAATAGATCGGGCACGCCACTGCTTACTCCCTCGACCTTGAGCCTAGCGGCTGTTGCAAGGCTCCTTTGGCCCCCGTTGGGTATCGCAAAGATGCGAACACCTTTGTGGGTCTGGCGAAACCATTTCACGACCTCGCGTTGTTCTTCATGCTCTGTTGGTATGCGATCAGTCAAAACGGCACCTCTCGTTCCCACTTGGGGCACTCGTCAACAGTCTCGGCAAACTCGGCTGGCGGCTTCATGAAGAACTCAACGCATTGCCCATCGTTGCCGTAGTGCTCACAGGTGTGGCAGCACTTCGGTGGGCCAGCACGGTGCCACTGTCGCCATTGAATCAAGAACTCAGGTTCAGCAGGTCTCATTCCCATTTCCTTCGCGTTACTTTGAAAAATTTACCGTCCTTGCGATACTCAATCATGCTTGGCGGTGTGGCGTTGTTCAGGTTTTGCGCCATCTCAATCATCGTTGGAACATTCAAACCACCGCGCACAATTTGCGCACGCTCTGCAATCGTGATCAGCTTTTGCACGGCAGACTGCCCGGCATAGCCCTCATGTGCAATCGGCAAGTACTCAGTGATGGGTGCATCGCTCAGACTGCCGTAATACGTCACCGCCAGCATCTCTTTGCCTGATTGCTTGCTGATGTGTTTGCGCCATGCCCAGCTTGTCACCTCAAGCTCTTGGCCCTCCAGCCCCATGATGTCGTCATCATGCAGTTGCAGCTTCTTGACCTCCCTTGGTGGGAATGGATGATCGCAGGCAGGGCAGACCATCACCGAGATATGCACCAGCTCGTCGCAGTTCTCGCAGGCTTTCACTGGTGCCTCACCATTGCCATCACCACCCTTCTTTGGCGGCTGCACGTTGGTGATCGGGCCGTGTGTGGCCACCACACCAGCAAAGTCCAGCACTAGGCAGTGATCGGTGTGGCTCTTAACCCTCATGCCCCGGCCAGCCATCTGCACATACAGGCTGGCGCTCATGGTGGGGCGCAGCATCACCACCAGATCAATGTCAGGGTAATCAAAGCCAGTCGTCAGCACGTTGGCGTTGGTCAACGCTTGCAGCTTGCCAGCCTTGAAGTCGGCAATCATTTCATCGCGCTGCTTTTTTGGCGTGTCTCCTGTCACGCAAGCAGCGGCCACCCCCTGCTGGCGCAGGGCTTCGGCAATATGCTCAGCGTGCTTCACACCAGCGCAAAAGAAAAGCCAAGCCTTGCGGTCACCAGCCAAAGCCATCACCTCTTGCACAACGGCCTGGTTCTTGTCGTCGGTGTCCACCGCAGCTTGCAGTTCGGACTCGATGAACTCACCACCACGCTTATGCACGCCAGTCACATCCAGCTTGGCCTTGGTGACCTTAGAGCGCAGCGTTGACAGGTAGCCCTTGTAGATCAGCTCCTCGATGCTGACAGGCTCAATTAGGGCATCAAACAGCGCAGGCTTGTCGGTGATCAGGCCATGCCCCAAGCGGTAAGGTGTGGCGCTATACCCAATGATGCGGAGAGCAGAGTTTACTGCTATCAATTCACCGATCAACTTTCGATAGCCACCTTCATCTTTGTGATTTACAAGATGGCATTCATCAATGACGATCAAGTCAATGTGCCCGATTAGCTTTGCTTTGTCGCGCACAGATTGAATCCCAGCAAACGTGATTGGCTCACCAAGCTGGCGCTTGCCTACGCTTGCGCTGTAGATACCAAGTGGCGCACCAGGCCAATGCAACCGCATTTTTTCAGCATTCTGCTCAATCAGTTCTTTGACATGAGTTAGCATCAAAATACGTGTTTCTGGCCATGTTTGAATTGCATCTTTGCAAAGCGCAGCAATAACATGACTTTTCCCAGAGCCAGTTGGCATAACGACACATGGATGGCCTTTATTGTTTGACATCCAGTCGTAAAGCAGTTCTATGCTTCTGGATTGATATTCACGCAGTTGCATCAATAACTCTCCCTGCTTTTGATTCGACCAATGGTTGTTGCACTTACGCCAAACATGGCTGCAAGTTTTTGATGGGATATATCCATTTTTCTAATCTGGTCTGCTTGCTGATTGGTCAGTTTCGCCAGTCCTTTTTTATTTTCCCCACGGCCAGTAAATGACCGTTTCTTTTGCACCATGTCGCGCATGTTGTCGTGGTGCGTGCCTACAAAAAGATGATCTGGATTCACACAAAGAGGCGTGTCGCATTTATGGCAAACGTACATGCCTTTTGGTATCGCACCACGTACAAGTTCAAATGAAAATCTATGTGCACCGATTGACTTTCTGTCATCAGTCCAATGGCGTGGATATGGCACGCCTTTGCTGTTTGGCCTTGTCCCACCAGTCCACAGCCAGCAACCTGATTCATTGATTTCATATTTTTGGTGGAATCGCTCAATGGCATTGCCATCATCAACTTTTCGACTTCCGTGGTCGTTGACATCACCACGCTTGAGCAACCTTCGGTAATGCTTGTCACAGTATCCTTTTGATACAGCATCACGCTCACATCCATCAAATGCACATTGCATGTCGTTCTCCTTGTGTCAGTGAGTCCATTTTATAGGAATGACAGACACAATGCAACCATCGGTACAGCTCGTCGATGGTGCGCTGTTGGTATTCACGCAGCATCAGGCCACCACCCTTCCACCAAACTGCTTGCGCATATCGTGCAACTGCGTCCAGCCCTTGTCCGAGCAGGCATCAGCGTTCGCCAGTAGTTCCTTGCTACTGAACACACCCTCTTGCTCTGGGTCGCCATTGGCCACATTCGTGCCATTGATCTCGTAGACCGCGGTGAATTCGTTCGGCCCGTCCTTGCGCTGCCAAGGCACCAGATCAGGGTGCAGGACATGACCTTCGCAGCCATTGCGCTGCGCATCCACGGGAATCACATCATCCCACTTGGCGCAGTGCCAGGTCGAGTCCGACAAAGGTGTGGCCATCGCACAGGTGCGGCAGTTCACATGCTTGGTGGTCTTGGACTCATGGCAGAACTCATGGGCATCACAGAACTTGCACTGATACCAACTTGCATCGGTGCTGATCGGTGGCGGCATGTTGTCGCTCAAAGCAATGTAGTGCCCACGGCGTATGGCCTTATCAGCCACATCTTTGTCCAGCTTCACGCGCTCGGTGTGGATGCGGTCATCGTCCTTGCACACAGCCACATACAATGCCCGGTCAATTCCTGTGCCGTGCATGTAAACCTGCATCTGGACAAAATGTTCAGGCTTGGATTTCTCCACGCCGTCCTTGACCAGTGCATCAAACGACTTCTTGCTGTGCGTCTTGAACTCGGCCACATGCTTACTCTTTGGCGCTCCGGGCACACCAGAGTCAATGATCGCATCAAGCGACCCCGAAACATGGCTGCCAAAGTCAACCCGGTGCTGGCTAGAAACCTTGCGCACATCTACACCAATGGCACGCAGGTCGCTAATGATGTTGGCCTCTTCTTGGTGCCCACGGCGAAACAGTCGCAGGATGCGGCCAGAGAACTCAGGCTGCACAGCCCATCTAAACGACAACCAAAGCCACCGATCACACACATGGCCCAGCGTACTGGCTCCAATGTGATGGCGAGGCGCTTCTGCTTTTGCTTCGTGATGCTTGTCAATCAGCGCCTGAATGGTATGATCACTCTCGGGTATTTTCATGATTGCTTCCTTGATGAAGTTTGCCCCGACCTTAACCAGTCGGGGCATTTTTTTGCTTACTTCTTAGCCCACGGTGGCGCTGCCTTGCCAGCCGCTGGTGCAGAAGCCGCGGCCATCGGCACAGAAGGCGCTGCACTGCCCGACACAGACTTAAAGCCCTTGACCTCGTTGCTGGCACCATACTGCTCGTCTTGCTTGACCTCCAGCTTGATGCTGATCTGGCCACCAATCAATTGATCAGTGTCAGTGACCTTTGCCAAGCCAATCGCACGCATGATCTCGCCCAACTGCTGGCGACCAATCTCCTCAGCCTTTGGGTTGGCGTTCTTGATGTTCAAGTTGCCAAACACCACTCGGCCTTGGTGGCTTGGTCCAGTGATGTCGTAGCGCAGCTTGATGTATTGGCCATTGCCAGCCTTGGTGGCCTTCAACTCGGCTTGCGAGATGGTGGCGGTATACCAGCCAGCAGGCAAAGGCTCAAAGCTGCCAGTGTTGCCAACAGGCAATTCGTTGATGTCAAAAGTCTCTGATAAAAAAGCCATGATTTACTCCTTGGGGATGATTTTGAAAGATGGACGACCAGGCTTGGCCGTAATAGCACCGGCCAGAGGCCCAGTGATGGATTCGTCGGCTGCTTTCCAGACCGACATGTTGATTTCCGGCTTCCACCGGAAAAGTGTAGATAGGTGATCGCTCAGTCCTGCTTCAGTGGCAAGCATTTGCAGCTTCTCTGAATCGACCTTTCGGTCGATACGTCCTTCGATCTTGATCTCAAACCCTGCTGCACCAACGGTTTCGGTGCTGTCAAGTTGGTCTGAGATACGTGCCAGCTTCTTGATGTGGTCCTCAATATCTCGGCGATCTTCTGTCGCATCTTTTTCTTCCTGTTTTGCTCTGAGCCACATCTGGGCCAACTCGGCCATGTCGGTGGTTTCGATCATTTCTTTCTTGCCTCCAGCATGGCGTCGGCAAGGTCGTAAGATTCATCTGCCAAATTTATATACAGCTCATACAACATTTCTGGCTGGG